CTATCGTGATCGTACAAGCAGAATCTAAAGTACCAGTGTACTTCAAAAACATTGAGCGGCCAGGATCAGAAGCTCCATCCGCAATCGTAGTTGTGTGCGTGTCTGCGTTTGTTGTTATGGCTTCTGTGCCAAAAGAAAACGCTTCTGCAATTAATTCTAAGTTTGTGTTAGTGGTATCACCCCAAGTTCCTGACTGTTCGCCGGAACCAATTTCCTCTAACCGTAAATCATTTGTATATACACTTGCCATTTTATTTTCCTATGCTGCAATGTCCGCCCAAGACGGTGTTTGCGATGGGGTAACCCCCGTGAAATTTGATGTCTGGGACGGTATAATTAATCCCCAAGGTTGTTCTAATTCGCCTATCTCACCCGTAGCCGAAACTCCAGTTACCGTTACATTAGCATTTCCAGTGATTGCTGTCGATGCACTGTTGACCGAGGCTGTCATCGTTACCATTGTATTGGTGGTAAAGAAACTACCTAGTGTGGTTGTGCCGACAACACCTGTAACAGTGACATTGGCATTACCTGTAATCGTTGCAGAACCTACGGCACCTGTGGAGGTAACACCCATGTTCGTAGTAAATAAATTACCTAATGCGGAGGTTCCTGCAACACCTGTTACCGAAACATTCGCGTCACCTGTAATCGTTGCAGAACCTACACCACCTGTAGCAGTAACATCAAAAGTAGGACTCGTATTCCAAGTGCTTGTATTCCAAGCTCTTGTTGTACTGTTCCAACCTATAAACGCTACAGTTGCAGAGGACATTAGGCTATCCGGATAATTGCGTTACTCGCATCAGCGGTGGGAAAGATAATTGTAAAGTCCCCGCTACTAGCTGCCTTATCAGCCCCAAAGTCCAACACTGCTACCGTTGGATCCCCAGAGGCTGGAGCGTTATAGATCAATGCGCCACGAACCGCCGAGATGGTTACGTTAGAAAACACCTCATCCGCAAAGTCTGTGAAAGCAGTAGTGCTGCTAGACGTTGGCGTAACGCTGGTTAAGAACTGACCACCGGCGCTATAATTAGTGCCACTAATCTCGTTGGTTGCTGTGTACGCAGTAGTCGCCGCAGTAAACGTTGCACTGTTATCGTACAAAGCTACTTTAAATACGTTGCTTGCTGCTGTGAAATTATGAACACCCTTCATCAGTTCTACCTTGAACGAGGTGCATAAGAAGTTTCCATTAAAAGCCATTTACATTTTCCTTATATACTCGGCCAACTCTAACTGACCAGCATCCTTGATTGCATTATATACCGTAGTTCTATCGCTTTGAATAGCCTGTCGCATATATAGCGCAACAGTTTTTTCTACAGCGTCTCGATACTCTCTAGCTTGGTCCCGAATTGCAGGAGGTGCATTTTCAGAAATCCCAACTATTTTATTCACACAGCGTTGAGCAACTTCCTCGGGAGTAGATCCTCTGTTATTAGTCGTAGCGACTTCAACCTTAAAGTCATTAGACATTGTAACTGGGAAAGACATGTTGTTCATACGTTAATCTCCTTACGTCTTTTTGCGGATAAGCTGACCAGTGCGGTACTCGTCCGTTACCTCTTGAGCCTCACCTAAGTTCTTCAAGCGACCAGCAGCTTCAGCAAACCTTTGAGAGTACATCTGCATCATCTGAGGATCACCCTTCATATAAAGGTATGCCTCACTTAAACTTCCAAAAAGCAACGCCATTTCAGCGTTCTCACTTAACCAGGTTAAGGATGTGTCCGCTCCGACTGCTGAAACCACACCCGTTGCCCCACTTGGGCTGGCCGTTATTGTTTCACCCACAGTGTAATTACTACTTGGTATCACCACGATCAATGAGGTGGACGACGGTACAGACGTAACGCCACTGCTCTCACCGCTTGTTCCACCTGTGATAGTGTCGCTTGCGGTAAAAGTTCCTGTGACCGTTGTAAGCGTTAAAGTGTAAGTGCTCTCGGTCAGACTCTCTGGTCTATAAAAGTAATGTAACTCTACGGCATAACTACTATTGGGAGTCGGACCTAAGATAAAGTTATCTAAATCGTAAGCAGCATAGTACCTGGGAGCTCCCGTAGTGGCCGTGTTAGGAGTGTACGTCTGAACAAACTCAGGGTCCTTGTACTCCACAAAGGTTGTATCACTGTCAGAGTTAGTAAACGATAATGAAAACGGCGCTAGGAAGTCAGACGGCATTTCTAAAAATTGATTGGATGCAGTCATGGCTCCCGCTACATTCTTTCTAAAAAGATTAAGCTGCACATTCTTTAAGATGCGCTCCTCAGTAAGACGGATGAACAAGGGGATGTTTGACAAGAAAGACGTTTCGTTGTTTTCAGTGTAGTCTTCTATAGCTGTTTTTAACTGCGTATATGTAAAGCTCATGTTGTCACCGTCACTTCGCCTACCGACCCAGTAGCTACTAGATTGTTAGGGGGGTTAATTCCATTTTCCGTTGAACCGCCAACAGGGTTCCAACCGTATTGTATGTTTCTTTCTTCCGGCAGATTGGGCTCTGGTCTTGGATTGCGTAATGCCTGCGGATCTGAACCTATGCGTATAGGAAGCAGTTGAGGTTGTTTAGGCTCAAACTCATCTGGGCCAACTAACGCGCCAGTCCATTCCTTCTTCATATCCTTCAAACGGTATCTAAACCCAGAACGATCTGATATTCCCCATGCTTTGTTTCCAGATGCAAACGCCATTACAACCTCAAATATTGAATGCTAGGCTGCAACTTCAACGGAACTCGATCCTCGTCTTCATCTGCGGCACGTTGGAACTCCTCCTCGTACACAACCTTTAAAAGTTGGATGCGATCAGGAGCACGTTTCATAGCAAGGTAGTATGCTAATCCCGCAACCATGCAGGGATAAAACCTAAATGGCATATCGGTAGTATTAACCAACGTGTCCGCATCGTCGATCCGTTGCAGATAGTAGTAGATTAGTTGGTCTGTAGAGTTCTCAGGAACGGCCCAAAGGTTAATTACAGGGGCGATCTGCCTGTTAAACCAAAACTGACTAGGCCGACCCTGCGTTGTTTTACTCGGCAAGGTGACATAGTCTCCACGACTAATCCGATCTAAGTCGTAGTCCGTGCCGTCTCTGCGAAGCACAACCTCTAAAACGTCAACGACATCAGCCAGTAACGTCTCCGTTGCCTGACCCTGCGTTAGGGTGACCGTGCCTTGCTGCACGGTCCACATGTTAAGACCGCGATTAGCCCACTCTGCAAACATCAGGTTCAAGGAGCGTCTAGCAGTACGAGCATCATAGCCAGTGCGAACTTCTAATCCACACCGCTCAAACGCTTCCTCAATGATCTCAGCAACGTCGAGATTGAAGTCTCTTGAATCTGATGTTGTCATTAGTAGTTCCTCGTTTTACGTTTGGCAGCGGAAACTCTACGGGGTTTGCCAGCAGGTTGCCCTAATTTATTCTTCTCGCGTATCTTACTACGTTTTTCTGACTTTGTCATTTCTTTCGACGTCTTGGGTGTTTTCGAACTTACCCTCTTACTTGGACGGCAGTAAGGAGTGCCTCGGCTCTCGCCCTTCTTACGTCCGCAAGGCTTCCCCGTCTTGACGTCAACCCAGTCTTCTTTGAACCACCGCTTGAGGGCCGCGCCTTTTTTTGATTTACGAACAGCCATCAGAAGGTTCTTGTCTCTTTGCGTCTATTCTCTGCAACCTCGCCACAGCCCAGGGCGATAAAGCCCCCATCTTTTAGCTTCTTTGTGACAGGGCGTTTGCGCTTCTTAGAAGATTCTCCCCAGTTTGACGCGCCCACCTTTCGACATTTTGCTATTGCTCCCGAGGCGTAGGCGCTTGGGAATACTTTGTACCGGGCTTTGACCTTCTTGTAACAAGCGTCTTTGGGCATTAGTTCTTCTCCTTGTTGGAGGCGTGGATATCTGCTTCGACATCTGTGATCGGGACAACGTCATGCTTGGCCTTCCGTATTAAAAAGTCTTGCCACATTGGTTTTATCATAGAGTGGTTCTCTTCAACCTTATACGTTACCACCGCCATGCTGGCATTCATTTGGTAAAGTTGCAAAGCGCCCCAGCTAACCAGCCCGAGGACGATGAAAGAAACTGTTTGATGGATGTCAAATTTCATCTCATTACCACTTACTACAGGACCAATAACGAGCGGAGAGCTTGTCAAGTTTCTTTGTATCGCACCCATGCCTTGCACGAAATGACTTGCGGCGCTTGGGGTTTGACTTCTTGATGGTCATGTTCGCATCCCCAAACCGAACTATTTTTTCTTTGCCCTTATCACAAGCCTTCACAACGAATTTCTTGCCCCCAGACTTCTGTCGTTTGGGGCTGTTGCACTTCATCTTGGACTTGTCGATCTTAGCCATATCAAATCGCCCTAAAGTTTATGCGTGATAGAACATCATCAAGTCAAATTCCGGAACAACAAATGTAACGAAGCAACCGTCTTCAAACAAAACACCCTCGTCTGGCATAAACGGATCGTCAGAAGCGTTGTCAGTTCCAATCGAACGAAACTGTATGAGTTCTGTTCCCGTGACACCGCCATTCCGTAGGTTAGCTTTCCCAGCGGTTCCGCCAGAGTAAAAAGAAAACCCTTGTAAACGAGTGCGCCCAGCGAAAATTACACCCGCTGCATTGGCATTTATACCAGCGGATACGTTACCGGCTGGATTTCCAACTGCGGTTATGCTGGCAATAGTTTTAAAATATCCAGTGCTTGTTGCTGTTCCAGCATTAGCGCCAGTGAGGTTCTCGGTAAGTGCCGCACCATTTACATCTGTGCCAACTATATTAAACGATTTCGATGAATCGTTACCTGCGGACAAAATTGTAACTTGCCGCGCAGTAGCGTTTGTAACACTTCCGCCAGAAGCTAAAGCTCCGCCAATTACTAAAGCCGCGTTATTTCCAACTGACGCTGCAACTGAAATTCCGTCTGCGTCTAAAGCCACCTCATCGCTGATGATGACTGGGGTTACGTCTGATCCTGCCATTTTGGCCTCCTATAAAAAAGGTGGGGCGTTAACCCCACCAGATTAATTACGCAATTTGAACGTACTCAATGATGAACGTGAACGACCCTGCTGTTGTGGCATCAACTGTATTAGTGATGTTGCAGAAAATAGTTCTTGCGGTGTCTGTATATTGAACGGAAGCTGGGGCTGTTGTGCCATCCTGCGTCTGAAGAACTAATGCAGTCAGCGTTACGTTGTGTACAACAACGGTTGTACCGCCATCTAGTATTTCGTCTGCCTGAGTCGCAACAATTTGTGCGCCAGAAGTAGATGTACCAACTTCGTAACCAATATCACCTTCTCCGATAACCGGAGCAACGTCACAAAAAATCTTAATGTCAGTGA